GGGCCATGTGGCAAAGAAAAAGAGGCTGGCTCGGCTATTAAAGACCTGGGTTGTTCAATTGATTTTTTAAAACAATACTTTGAGTCAAAGTTTTATACTAATATTTATACAGAGATATGTATGACCTGGGACAATTACGGGACAGAATGGCATATTGATCATATCATTCCATTAGTTACTTTTGATTTAACCGACGAGAATCAATTTTGTAGAGCCTGCCATTATATAAATCTTCAACCACTTTGGGCAGAAGATAATTTGGAAAAAAGCGATTCATTGACTTGGAATTGGGAATAAAAATGATAAAAATATCAGCAGACGTAAAGGCTATCTTGCGCACGCATATTAAAACCGAGATGGAAGCATTGAAAAAATTATTAATAGATAAAATGAAGACAGATGATCAAAGAATTAAGGAAATAGACCAGATAGTTTATCGTTTGCAAAGCTTGGTCGATTCTAATGTTCCCAATGAGACCTCTGTCGCTCCCGGAACAACTACTTCTGGAACAGCGCCAGCCGATGACAATGAAACAAAAGTTCCTGCATTTTTCAGGACAAACCTAGATTACGGAAGTAGAAAATGACTGATATACTAGAAGTAGTGGAGGTAATAGAGGAAGAACAAATAAAGACCGCCACTATTCGTGGAGAGGGCGTGAGGGATTGTCCATTCGGATTGCCTGTTCCAGAGGCCTGTGAGAACGCGGGAGACTCGGTAGGAAGAATGGCGCCGGTAGAAAAGAAAGAATCAACCGGAAAGGCAAATAGATTGGTTTATGCATATTGTAAAACATGCAAAGAATGTCCTTATGCGAATAAGATTTTGGTAGAGAACAAGAAGGTTGATTGTAATTTTGGGGACACCGCCGCAGGTAAGAAAACGCCTGCGTTTGTTGGCTCACCTCTTTATCCGCAAACTTTTTCTGGAATTGGATTAGACGGGCTTTATGGGTACCCACTAGGATATTATGCCGATAATAATGAGTCAAGAAACCTCTTTTTTGGTTTGTTTAGTTTTTTGGGATTTGCGACTAAAGAAGAGTTGATTAAATTGGCCGATACGTATGATAAATGTGGCGAAAAAGATAAAGCAGATATAGTTGATGGCCTTTTGAAAAAAATGCAACAATTAAAAAATGAATATGGAGAAACTTTTAATAAAGTTCAAAAATTTTTAGAAGAATATAGAGTAAAACATGAATCAAATAAAATGAATACAGGATTACTATGGCAATTGTCACAAGAATGGTACGGAGCTAGGCAGTGTAATCGATGAATACTTTGCGAAAACCTTGGACAACTAAAGAGGATAAATATATACGAGATAGTTATCTGACAATATCTAAGAGTATTATTGCTAAGACACTCAATCGCACAGAAAATTCAATAAAAAGAAGGGCACACCGATTAGGACTTAAAAAGAACGAGCCCGCAGAATTATGGAGAAAATGGGAAGAAAAATATTTATTTGATAATTTTCCATTAGGACAAAAAGAATTTATTATAGAAAAACTAAATAGAACATGGATGGCTATTCGAAATAAAGCAAAAAAATTAAGTATTAAAAGAGTGGCACGGTCGCATTTTGTTGATGGCATCAAACATTATTTTTTTGATACTTGGTCGCAGGAAATGGCTTATGTTTTGGGATTTATATCAGCAGACGGAAATATAAACAAATCAGAATATAAACTTTCTATTGGTTTAGCCAAAAAAGACGAGCCTCATTTAAATAAAATTAAAAATTTGATTGCACCAATAAGAAATATACGACAATCGGAAAGAATTAAAAATAATAAAGTGTTTAAATATGTTCATCTTGAAGTTTGCTCCAATTATATGTGTAGATCTTTAGTGGGCCTGGGCATTGTTCCGAAAAAATCTTTAATATTAGAGTTTCCAGATGTTCCAGAAAATTTCGTAAAAGATTTTATTCGTGGAAATTTTGATGGCGACGGATGTATCAGTCAAGATTCTAATTCAAAATATTGGCAAATGTATTTTCTCGGAACAGAAAAATTTTTAGATACACTTTCTAAACATATAAATAAGGCAACAGGAATTTCGTTAAGAAATATAAATCTCACGAAATCTAAAATTCATATAATAAAATATTCTACTCATGATATCATTAAAATTTGTAGTTGGTTATATAAAGACTCAACAATACATTTGGAAAGAAAATATGATAAATTTCAGCAATTATTAAAAGAACGAGAGATAAACAAACAAGATATCCACCCAGGAGGATTAAAATGTCAGAACTAATTAATGAGCAAAATGCACTATTTAGCGATGAAGCAGATTTCGCTATAGATAAGGAAATTGTGGTCGAAGAAGATGAAATAGAGCCAGTTGATATAACGGATCTTAGAGACAAATGGGACGCTCATACTTTTGGCGCAGACGAAGAGCCAAAATTTGATGTCGTTAATCTTCCTTCTGTCAAAGACGAGATGTCGCCAATAGAGGTTGAAGAGATGCCGTTTGAAGAAGACAAAGATAACAACGACATGTTCTCTGATAAATCTCTCGATGATTTTCAACTTGCCGCAGCTAATGATGAATTAGTTGTCGAAGAAGATGTCGAGCTGGTTCCTGGCTCTGATGCTAAAATTGTAGAAGAGAAGGAAGATGACGCTAAGGATCAAAAAGTAACGGATTGGGCACATGATGGCGATCATTCAAAATTTATCATACATATTACTGAAAGAAAAAACAGTATTCCTCGTCACTCCGGAGAAACAATTCCCGGCTGCGAGCGTGCTAAATCGTATCTAAGGTCTTTAGATAATGAGATTAGTAAAGCTATGCGATCAGATTTAAAGGGAGCTATTGATGAGCAGCAAGTAGATGCTCTTAGAAAAGAGATTGAAATGATGGCCGACAAACTTGATAAACAAATCAATAAATTAAAAAAGAAACAACGAAAGGCCAACTTGGAAGTTCGATTGGTCTCAGAGGGCCAGTGTAACAAGTGTGAGTCCATTGTTCCAATGTGGCATGATATCGCAGATAATAAAATGGTATGCATGCATTGTGAGGCAGAGGTGGGCGCAGAAGAATCAGAGTGTGTAGATTGTGTAGACGGACTAGAAAAAGTTGCCACCACTCCTGTGATTAATGTATATTGCACTCCATTTGAAAGAGCGATTGTTGGCATTTTGATAAACGCTACCGTTTCCGGCGGAAAGAATATAAACGAAGTATATGAAAAACTAAAAAAGAAATATGCCTTTACTGATAGAGAAGAGCTTAGCGTTCAACAGTTAGTTGCGGATTATGGTTATCCAGTCTACCTCGACAGAGGTCGTATTGGCGATAAAAACACAGATCAAACTGCTGACGGAGTAGATTGGCAGTCCAATTATTATGCCTAAAAGGTTTTATTAAACATGTCCAAAATATGCCGTACAGATGAGTTTGCCATAGACGAAAAGGGTCCATCTTGGTTCGACGCGTTCCTGCAATCTATTGCTGCAAACAAAATTGGTGGCTATCAAGATATTTTGGACATTATTAATAACAAGAGTCATAAATCTATCGAGAGTCTTATTAAGAATTACCGCGAACAGTGCGGATTAGACGCTCTGGGTGAGGACCTGGACGAAGAGATTACCAAGAGTGCTTCTGGTATTGGTCCTATTGCACCAATGAAATTAAAAAAACTAGAATCTCTTGATGATATGTTAAAAGATAACAAGCCAGAAGATTTAATTGTTCAGATGAAATTTGATGGATTTAAGACACAAGCAATTAAAACAGAAGATAAAGTAAAACTTTTCACTCGTAGAGGAGAGGAGTTTACGGAAAATGTTCCTGAATTAGTAGAACAACTTGATAAAGTTATGGATGACAATTCTTTTATTCTTGGTGAATTAGTTTGGGAAGATAAAAACGGGAAACAGTCTATATCTGATTTACAAACCGTTGTTAGTAGTTCTGCTGATAAAGCACACGCTAAAATAAAGGAAGGCGACGGAAAAGTTGTCTTCTATGTATATGATTTGCTTTGGGATAATAACCAAAACATTACTAGACAAAAGTACATAGATCGGTATAATATAGTAAAGAAGAGTGTGGGCAAACAAAGTAATATAAAAGTGGCCGAAAATTATACTTGGGAACAAAAAGATATGGCCATTAAAGATGCTTTAACTGCTGGTGGCGAGGGAATAGTAATCAAGCCCAAAGACTCAGAATACAAATATGCACCTAAGGGACAAAACGAGCCACATGGCGAACAGGTAAAGTTTAAGCCAGAATCTAAAGCGCATGTTGACGAAGTAATATTAAATAAATATCACAAAGATAATATAAAATTGATATTTCCCGCATATCAACATAAAGGCGAAGAATTAGTTGAAGTAGGTCAAGTGTCCGGAATGTCAAAAGAAGATGAAGAAAAAATTAAGAAAGATATAGATTCTGGAAAATCAGTTGTGGTCGAAGTGTCTTATCAGGAAAGAATGCCATCTGGCAAATTCCGACATATGGCTTGGTCTCGTTTTAGGCCCGACAAATCAACCAAAGAGGTTAAAATGGCATCTTTTCGTTCACTATCCGTTCGTCATGCTGAAACAAAAAACATAGTTTCTATCATTACCAATGACCCAGAATTGAAAAAGGCCATTGATAGTTTTTGCGAACACTCTGGAGGACACAAGAGTACCCATTCAATGATTCAATATTTGCGTGAAAAATTAGGCCATGAGTTAGTTAGATTTTCAGACAAAGACCTAATTGCCTACATAGAAGATAAGAAGAAAGGGTGCAAACATTTAACTACAGAAGAAGACATTGATGTTGGTCGTGTCGGAATTGATGAAAACGACTATCACGACGACGATGTTGCTGATTATGTTTCTCACTCAAACATTAAGTAAATATAGAGACCGATTATGTCAAAAATAATAAATAAAAATACTGGGCCTGAGTCTTTTTTCAATAATCTAAAAAAAGAAATTCTAAAGCTCGACCCGGTTGCCTTCTGTGAATCATACCTTAATATAGACGGAAAACCATTACAGTTGAGCAATACAGGTTGGCGTTTTTTTGCTGACATGTATCGGTATATTGCTTTAGAGGCGACCACTCCAAACGGAAAACCAATTTGCTGCGTAAAAGGAAGACAGGTTGGTTGTACCACCATGGCAACCGCTCTGGAACTTTATTTTTGTACGAGTGGTTTATATGGGACATCTCCAACCAGGCCTCCAATAAGAATTTTACACTGCTTTCCCTCCCTGGCGTTGGTGCAAAGATTTGCTAAATTAAAATTAGGCTCTATGATGCGCGAATCTACTGACAGCTATGTTCTTAAGCAATCTTTGTCTATAGATGAAATTACTGGCAAACAACGAAAAGATGTCCCAGAAAACACACAAACAGAAAAATTGTTTAAGAACGAAAACCTTCTAATAGTTGAGTCCAACGCTAACGACGCACAAAGATTGCACGGAATGACTCTTGATTGTATTTTCTACGACGAAGTACAGCGAATGAATCAGGATGATATTGGAAATAGTAACAAAACTCTTACTGCCGCGCGATATGGCCCTAGAGGAAAGGGGATTCAGCTTTACTTTGGAACTCCAGAAAATCGTGGATCCAATTTTAGTAAAATATGGGAAGCGTCGGATAAACGATTATATCATCTTCGTTGTTCAAATTGTAATGAATATTTTAAACTATACACCCCGGATGCCGACGACTGGGAACAGGTTTGGATTCACGGAACCACGGTAGTATGTAGAAATTGTGGGCACCAACAAGACAAAAATCAAGCGGCAGAAAACGGAAAATGGATTGCGACACAGACCTCTCTTTCTAACGGACAAGAGCCACAATATGTGGGATTTCATTTTAATCAATTGTTAATTCCTTATTTTACTAAAGAAACAATATTGAAAGAAAAACCAGGCATTCATCCAACAAACTCCGATAGAACATGGCGAACTCAAATTCTGGGAGAATTCTATAGCGGCTCGGACCTACCTATGTCGTTGGAGGATATTCATAATTATTGCAGAAATGTAAATAGAAAAATTTCCTATGGGCATGACAATGCCTGTGTAAATTTGAATCCAAAAATACTTGCTCCTTACCAGGCACCAATGTTTATGGGATTAGACTGGGGAGGAAAAAGTGATGACCCATCAATTAGTGGTGGAAAATCGTTTTCTTCCATTGTTGTAATTTCTGCGGATAAAAATGGAATATTGCAAATAGAAAACGCCTTTAAGCTAAAAAGCAATGATTTTGATCACAAAAAGGCCGTAGTAAATGAAATGTTTAGACGATATAATATTAAAATAGGCATAGCGGACTTGGGATTCGGCTCAGACATGGTGCCCGAATTGCAAAAGGAATATGGTGGAAGAATATTAGGATGTTTAAATAGCGGAAGTTTAACAAACCCAGTAAAATATGATCCTGAAGAATTGCGGTTAATTTGTAACTCAAATATAATATTAGAAGAATTATTCAGTAATATGAAGAAAAGTAAAATTTTATTTCCTTGGCAATCGTATGAACAAATACAGTGGTTGGTTGAGCACTGTTGTAGTATGGAGAAAGAAACCAGAACGTTTCAGGGAAGAGTGATTACGCGATATGTTAAAGGAACCGGGCCTAACGACGGCCTTATGTCCCTCATGTATAGCTATTTGGCTTATAAGTTTTATTTGACCCAGGGTTTTGCCGTTAAACCACATCAGATTGGGAAAAAGACAGACAGCCCGGTGTTAGCCTACCTGCCAAATATGTAACAAAATCATATAGATGTAACTGTATAAAATTATAAACAATAAAAGCCCTTTTCTATCAATAAATACGAGTATAGATGAGGGTTATTTTTTTATGTAACTAACAACAATATAAGTATGATTTTAAGGAGTTTTAAATGGCAGAATTAAGACGAGGCATGTGGAATTCTGAAACGGTTAATAAACTTGCTACAACCAAATCGGGGCGGTTTGGTGCAAGGCCAGCTGCCACAAAAGATGGAATTAGTAATTCCGAAAACTATTTGTCTAATCGAAAAGTAGACAACATTCCTCCACTGGTAGATGCGGTGTCTGATGTGCGCAAGGAACAATTAATTAGAGCAACCGATAATGGACAGGGAGGCAAAAAAATCAGTGCTTCTCCAGTTTTGGTATACAGTAATTCGTATAAACGAAGTCAAGAAATGAAAGAAAAGTATGGACTTGAGAAAAACGCTTCTTCTTTAACCTCCGGCACTAGAATGAATTCATCTGTTGGCGGGTCTGTCAGACAGGCTCCTGACATCTATTCCCCTCTATTTCAAATTGCTAATTTACAGCTGCCTCGCGACAGAATCACAATGAATGCCTGGAATCGTAATTTCTACGATACACATCCAATTGTTCACAATCTTATAAACCTTCACGCAACTTATCCAATAAATAAAATAAATATTAAATGCAAAGATAGAAAAATTGAACAGTTTTTTAATGAAATGATAGACGAAATAGATCTTACTCAGCGGCTTCAAGATGTTGCTTTAGATTTTTGGAAGCTAGGAGAGGCGTTTCCGTACGCTGAGCTGGATGAAGACAAGGGAATTTGGAAAACAATTATTATACAAAATCCAGATTATATTCATGTAAAAACCTCTGTTTTGAGCGGACAGCCAGTAATATCAATGAGGCCAGATGCCGCCCTACAACGTCTGGTTCAAAGCAATAATCCTGCCGATGTACAATTGCGTAGTCAAATTAACGAAGAAGTTCTATTTCATATCAGAAAAGGAAATAATATACCTCTAGATAATTTCCACGTCACTCACCTAAAGCTATTGTCTTCGCCGTATGATACACACGGAACATCAGTTATAGTTAGCATTTATAAAGATTTAATGCTTTATGATAAAATGAGAGAAGCAAAATTTGCCCAAGCAGATAATTTGGTTAATCCGATTACGTTGGTAAAAGTTGGCGGTGGAGCAGAAGGCGAATACCACCCTACCGGAGATGATCTTGAAAATTGGCGACAGATAATGGAAGCAGCACAGTATGATAAAGATTTTAAAATTATATCTCATGCTGGCGTAGAAATAACAAGAGTCGGCGCGGCTGGTTCTATAATTGATATTGGCGCAGATATGAATTTTATAGTAGATAATATTTTCTATGGACTAATGGTTCCAAAATCAATTATTACTCAAGAGGGCGCGGCGTTTAATAGCGCGTCAATTGGGTTAGAAGTTTTGAAACAACGATACGAGTCATTTAGGGATATGATGGCCCAATGGCTTACTAAAAAGATATTTGCCCCTATCAGCGAGATTCAGGAATTTTATGAATATGATGCTGGTGTTAAAAAATTAATAGTTCCAGAAATTGAATGGAATAAAATGATATTGTATGATATGGACAACTATATCAGCACTCTAAAAGACCTAGCTGCACAAAATAAAGTGTCACAAACAACATTGTACAAGAGTTTGGGTCTTAATCTGGACCAAGAGCGCAGAATGCTTAAGGAAGAAATGATTAAGCAAACTATTCTTGCCAAAGAAATGGAAATCGTTCAAGGTATGCCATTGGGTGCTTTACGCGCTCTTAAGGCCGATGAAGATATAATTGAGCCCACGGAAGCTCCACTGCCAGGAACAGTTGGAATGGGCGGTATGGGTGGTGAAGAATCTGGTATTCCAGGCGCTGGCGGCATGGGCGGTGGATTAGGCGGTGGTACAGGCGGCTTGGGCGGAATGCCAATGCCACCAATGCCAGGTGGTGGCGGACCTCTTGGTGGCCCAGGAGGCGGCGAACTTGGTATAGGTGCTACTCCACCAGTACCAGGCACTGTTCCCCCAATCAGTGGTGCCCCAGCAACAGGCGCCTCTGGTGGCCCTGGTTCTGCCGGTACTCCTGGCGGAACTGTCCCGGCCGGAATATAACATGGAGATTACATGAAACAATGTAAAGGACCATGCGGTTTGTTAAAAGATGAATCGGCATTTAGAATTCATAAAGGAAAAGCTAATAAAGATGGGCGTAGCTATCAATGGGTCGTTGGTATTTGTAAAGATTGTGAAAATGCATCTGCAAGAACATCTAATAGAGTAGCTAATATGACAGAAGAACAGATAA